CTGCCCCTAAACCATCGCCAATATATGACAATGAGGCAGCAGGTGATTATGATGATGACTCAACAGGTGTCCACAAAGGTGCATTAATGGACAAACCAAAAGTTAAAAAAGTAGTCAAGGGTTTGAAGAAAGCCTCTAAGACACACGCTAAACAAGCAGACCAATTAGAAGGAATGATGAAGAAGAAACCTAAGAAAAAATCCAAATAACTATAAGGCCACTCAGCTTCGGCTGACCCCAACATAAGGAGAAAACAAATGGCTGAAACATCAACTAGAACTTTGGCAGTTAAACCTGAAATACCAAAAGTTGTAATAGGTAGAAGTGGATACCTTTCTAATGAAGAACGAATTCAGAAAGAAGAAGCAGAACTACTAGCTCTGAAGAAAGAAGCACTGGGTATAACAGATGAAGAAAATACTGAAGATAAACCCAGTGGCGAAAAGCCTGAAGCTGAAACAGTACAGGCAGAGGGTGATACCAAACAAAAAGAAAAACCCAAAGCAGAAGCACAAAAAGATGACACTGAGCTAGGCGCTGAAGAGAAAAACTTTAAGAAGCGTTATGGTGATTTACGTAGACACTCACAGAAAAAAGAAGAAGAGTTCAATGCAAAACTAGAAGCATTACAAGCACAACTGGATAAAGCGGCAAAGCAAGAACTTGTATTACCAAAAAGTGATGAGGAGCTTGATGCTTGGTCTAAAAAGTATCCTGATGTAGCAGGTATTGTTGAGGCTATCGCTGACAAGAAGTCTAAGGCTACAGCTAAAGATCTTGAAGCACGTATGGCTGAGTTTGAAGAGTTACGTATTACTGCTAAACGAGAAAAAGCAGAAGCTGAGTTGTCTACTATACATCCTGACTTTGAGCAAATACGTTCAGATAATGATTTTCATAAATGGGCAGAAGAACAGCCTAAATGGGTACAGGATGCTTTGTATGAAAACATAGATGATGCAAAGTCTGTAGCACGTGTAATTGATCTTTATAAGACAGACAAAGGCATTAGTACTAAATCTAAAAGAGGTAACTCTTCAGATAGAGCAGCAGCAGCTTCTGTAAAAACAAAAGGTAGTAGTATACCTGACACAGATGATACTTCTAAGTATATACGTGAATCAGAGGTAGATGCTATGAGCATAAAAGAGTATGAAAAAAGACAAGAAGAAATACTAGACGCACAGCGTAACGGAAGATTTATTTACGATATGTCAAGAAAATAGTTGACAATCAAACTATTGTAGATAAAACTATAGCATATACACAACAATAAGTGTGTATGCTTTAATCAAGCACTAGCCACACAAAAGACTTACCCAAAATAATCGGCCCCTCATGGACTACCCGAAGACGTTGGCCTCTTCATGGTGGATATGTAGTGTTAATTCAACGCCATATCTATAAGGAGATTTTAACTATGGCTATTTCATCAGCAAGTGGGGGCTTTTCCAATAACTTTAGCCCCATTATGTACTCCAAACAGGCGCAGATCGCATTGCGAAAATCGTCTGTTGTAAGCGCAGTTACCAACAACACATACTTTGGTGACATCGCAAATCAAGGGGATGTTGTACGCATCCAAAAAGAACCAGACGTAACTGTTAATGCCCTACAGCGTCACACAAATCTAACTGTACAGAAGTTAGCAGACACTGACTTTTCATTAACCATTGACAAAGCTAACTACTTTGCTTTCAAAATGGATGACATTGAAGAGCAGTTCTCTCACGTTGATTTCGTAAGCCTAGCTGCAGACAAAGCAGCATACGAAATGGCTGACGCTATTGATGCTGACGTTCTATCTTACATGTCAGGTTACTCAGCAGCAGGTGCGTTAATTGTTTCAACTTCAGGTGACGCACAGCACCCAACAGCAGGTAACATTAACGGTGAGTTTTTGAAAGCTAACCAATTAGATGCTACTGACATGGGCGCACTAGGTTCAGCAGACGCTGCATCAACAGCATATGCTACTGGTGACTCAATTCCACTAGCAACACGTTTGCCCGGTGCAACTGCGTTATCATCAGCTACTATATCTCCATTGACAGTCATCGCACGTATGGCACGTACAATGGATACAGCTAATGTTGATTCACGTGGACGTTACATTATTGTTGATCCAGTATTCATGGAACTGCTAAAAGATGAAGATTCACGTCTTCTCAATGCAGACTTCGGTGGATCAGGTCTACAAAATGGATTGGTTGCAGGAAACATACATGGTTTCAAAATGTACGTTTCAAACAACTTACCTTCAAAAGGTAACGGTCCAACACATGCTGGCGCACTAGCGCAAGACGCACACTACGGTGTGATTTTAGCTGGTCAGGAAGAAGCTGTGGCCTCTGCAGAACAAATCAACAAAGTTGAAAACTACAGAGATCCAGACTCATTTGCAGACATTGTACGTGGTATGCACCTTTACGGACGTAAGATTCTACGCCCAGAAGCATTGGTGTCAGCTATCTACAACGTTGCTTAATCAAGTTAAACTTAGGGGCTGGCTTAATGCTGGCCTCTTCGTACATTTAAATCTTTGAGGATATTTACATGGCTATAACAACAGCAATGTGTACAAGTTTTAAGTCTGAGCTTCTTGGTGGTACTCACGATCTGGACACGCATACGATAAAACTTGCATTAATTAAAGCATCTATGTCTGGTACATATGGTGCAGCAACAACAAACTATTCAGATGTCACAGGTAACTCTGACGAAGCAAGTGGTACAAACTATACTGCAGGTGGGCAAAACTTAGATAGTGCTGCTATTACAGTAGACGGCACAACCGCAATAGTAGACTTTGCAGATGAAGTATTTGCTAACGTAACAACTTCAGCAGCAGGTTGTATTCTATATAACTCTTCAGCCTCTAACAAAGCTATTTGTGTTATTGACTTTGGTGGTACAGTTAGTGCTACAGCAGGTGATTTAACTATTGAGTTTCCAGCAGCAGCAGCGAGTACAGCCGTAATACGTATCGCCTAAGAGGTAACCTATGGCTATTGTAGCAGGTTCAGCACTATATGGAACAGGTGTATATGGAGGTTCTTCATTTGGACTTCAAGATGTTTCATTTACTCTAACAGGAGTAGCTGGAACAAGTGCATTAGGAACAGTAGAACCTAAGACAAGTGAAGCTCTATTAAGTGTTTCTGCAAGTGGCGCTGTTGCCTCGGTACAAGTTAATATAGCACCAAACATTACTGGCGTTGTAGGTACATTTACACTAAATGGATCAGGACTTTCAGTAAGAAGTGTAAATCGTGTTCCTGTAACAGGGATCGCACTAACAGGTTCTATAGAAGCAGTATCTGCTGGTGGCTTTGAGATTGATATATCTGAAAGCCTAGGTAGTGTATCTGCTACTGGTGCAATAGGAACAGTAGAAGCTAAAACAAGTGAAGCTTTAGTAAGTGTTTCAGCCACAGGCGCAATAGGTACTATTGTACCACACGCAGATTCATCTTTAACACTAACAGGTGTATCTGCTACTGGCGAAGTAAATGAATTAGTAGAGAATCCTACAGAAGCACTTAGTAGCGTTTTTGCTACATGTACTATAAATCCTGCAGGAGTATCTCTTAGCACAAGTGCAGGTTTGACTTCAGTTGCCATGACAGGTATAACAGCCGAACCAAACATAACAGCAGTACAGTTCGACTACAAAGCAGTTGCACATCTTTACAGTCGCAGAAGAGCAGCAATCATACCACCTAGAGCAGCATAATGCCTACTAAAGTAATAACTGGTGTAACATCCACAGGTTCTATTGGTACACTATCTGCCAATGCAGATGAAAGTTTATTAAGTGTTTTTGCTACAACTGGTTTAACTGCAGTAGCAGTAAGTATAGTAAACGGTCCTGTATCTGGTGCAAGAAAAGCATTAGTACCAGCAGAACTTAGAATAGTGTATATGAACCGTAAACCTACATCAAGAGATCGTGTTGTTTACGCAAATGAGGATTAATAAATGAGTTTTCGTTGGCCTAGTAAAGACCCAGATGAAACATTAGATTATAGTGTAGATTGGTCAAGGTTTCTTGATACTGCAACAATAAACAGTGTTAAGTGGTTTGTTAAATCTACTTTATTTAATACAAAAACAGAAATAGCAGCAGGTCAAACTTTAACAGCAGCTTCCAGTAATGCTACTACTGATAACCTACAAAATGTTGCACAGACAAATACTACTACTGTTGCAACTATAAATATAGGTGGCGGTCAAAATAATGTAGAGTATACTTTCTTTTGTCAGATGACAGACACTACAGGTAGCACTGCTGAAAGAAGTATTAGATTACGATTGAAGGAACGTTAATATGTCTTATGATTTTATTGGTCTGGTAAATGACGTAAATCGTAGACTTAATGAAGTAGAGCTTACAGGCGGTACAGGAACTAATGCAAACTTTCTTACTGCAAAAGGTGAGTATTCCATGATTAAAGATGCTGTAAACGCATCTGTACGATACATAAATCAGCATGAGTTTGAGTGGCCTTTCAACCATATTGAAGAGACAGAAACATTAACAGCAGGTATCATTAGATATGCTTATCCTGCAGATGCAAAGACTATAAACTTTAACACATTTAGAATAAAACAAAACGACACACTTGGTAATTCAACAGTAAAACTAAAAGAACTTGATTATAACGAATACCTAGACAAGTATGTTGACTTAGAGTATGCTACATCAACAAATGTAAGAGGTTTGCCTAGTCGAGTATTCAGAGCGCCAAGTCAAGAGTTTGGTTTAATTAATCCACCAGATCAAAACTATGAAGTAGTTTATGAGTATTATAGATTACCTGTTGACCTAATAAATGATACGGATGTACCTAGTGTGCCAGAACAGTTTAGATATGTAATTGTGAATGGCGCTATGTATTTTGCTTATATGTTTAGAGGTGAGTCTCAAGAGTCTAATATGATGCAGAATAGATTTGAGCAAGAGATAAAACAAATGAGAA